TTTGATGACACAGATGCGGCGCAACTATCTTGCACTGCTGGTTCGGCAGTAACGGTCAATCTTCAGATGGAAGGCAATACCACCGGCGACCATCGCTTGACCGGATCAGGGATTGTTACAGGGCGTTCGATAGGTGTTGCACACGATGGCATCGTGTCTGCAACATATAGCGTGCAGGTCAGCGGTGGTCTGACTGAAACGACAGTATCGTAAGGAGATTTCTAAATGTCACTGGGGAAAGAAATCTTAGCACGCGTCAATAACAGACGGCAACGGAACGTCATTGAAGTTCCTGAATGGGGTGAAGATGATGCTCCGTTGCTGGTCTATGTGTCACCGCTAACCATCGGTGATATCGACAAATTACAGCGCAAGCACAAAAACTTTTTAGTTGATATGCAAGTTTCTGGAATGGTCGATATGATCATTATGAAGGCTGAAAATAAAGACGGCGATAAGTTGTTCACGCTCGAAGATAAGATGTATCTGATGAAAATGGATTTAACTGCTATCGCCAATATAGCCGGGAAAATGATGAACAGCATCGATGGGATAGAGGAACACGAAAAAAACTAACTAGCGATCACTTGCGCTTTAACGTAATGCAGTTATGTGATCGCTTACACAAAACACAACCGGAGATAGAAGAATTAACGGTTGATGAACTGAATGAATGGTTCGCTTATTTTAGGATAAAAGAAGATGGCAGATCAAAATCTCAAAATCAGAATTCAAGCCATCGACACCACACAACGCATATTCAAGGCAGTCGCTAGGCGGCTGAACTCACTCCGTAAGACTGTCTTTAGCTTCCGCACCGCGCTGGTATCTCTAGCCGGCGCTGGTGGCTTTGGCTTCCTGATCAAATCATCGATGGACAGTATCGATAAGATCAGCAAGCTATCACGGACGCTAGGTATTAGCGTTGCTGATCTGCGAAAATTAGAGTTTGCGGCTGACCTGTCTGGGTTATCTGTTGACACGGTTGCGCGTGCTGTTCGCAACTTGAACCGCGTGATGGTTGACTTCCAAGGCGGCACTGGCGATGCCAAAGATTCGTTTGATGAGTTGGGAATCACTAGCGATGACTTAAACGAAGTTATGGGTGACCAGTTCAAGGTTCTGGAACTTCTAGCAGATCGTTTTGAACGTGTTGAAAATAGCGCGATCAGGTCATCTATCGCACAAGACTTGTTTGGCGGTCGCGCATCTGAAATGCTTCTGGTGTTAGAAGAAGGCGCAGATGGTTTAGCGCAAATATCCGATGAAGCAGAACGGTTTGGCTTGTTGTTATCAGCAAGCGCGGCGAAGGGCGTTGAAGATGCTAACGATAGCTTCACGCGCTTGTTCGCATTGTTTAAGGGATTGCGCGATACGGTTGTTTCGTTTCTTGCTCCAGCTATTCAAATGGCGGTTGAGGCGGCGCAAAAACATATAGAAGCATTAATTAGAAGTTATGATGATGCTGGTGGAATCAAAGCATTTGCAAGAGATATTAGCTTATCATTAGTAAATGCCATTCAATCATTTGCAGAAGCTATGGCGTTTATTATTAATCTGTTAGTTGGCGCGATTAATATACTTATAAACGTATTTAACTTTGTCACTGAAGCAATTCTTCGAACTACTATGAGTACAGAAAGATATGCTCATATTACTAAAAATGCAGTTTATCGTGTTTCAACTTTGCGTGATGCGTTTGATCAAATTCATCCATCAGTTCAAGTTTTGATAAAAGATTTTGAAAGATTAACAAATGCTGAAGAACTAGATGTTCAAGCAATGTTAAAATTAGGAGAAGAGGCGCAACATCTTTTAGATAATTTTGATGACTTAGAAGGTGCTGGATTTGAAACTACAAATGCCCTTATGACTATGAGTACTGAAGCTAAAAATTTAACAGACGGCTTTGAATTGCTTGGGACGTCAATAGACAACATCCCAAGCATTCCAGATGACTTTGAAATTGCTTTTACTTCAGTCAGAGATATGATTAATGCGGCATATGATGCAAACGAACAACTTAATGATTCTTTAAGCACTGGCGTTGATAACAGTTCAGAGTTCGGAACTGGCCTAAAAGAACTTGCGAAGAATGCGCGTAATTTCGGCAAGAATATGGAAGATGTGGTTATACGCGGCATCCAGTCTTTTGAAGATGCGCTTCTAGGTGCAGTCACCGGAACGATGAAGCTAAAGGATGCGTTTAAACAAATGGCGGCATCGATCATCAGCGATATTATTCGGATGACGATACGGATGCAGATTAGCGCACCAATAGCAGAGTTCTTATCAAGTTCACTGCCGTTTGGAAAAAAAGCTATGGGCGGTTCGGTTTCTGCCGGTAAGCCGTATATGGTCGGCGAGAAAGGCGCAGAACTCTTCGTTCCGGGGGGATCAGGCACGATCATTCCTAACAACCAGCTAGGCGGCGGTGGCGGCACTGTTGTTAATCAGACCATCAACTTATCAACAGGCGTATCGCAGACCGTTCGTGCTGAAGTGATGAATATGTTGCCGCAAATAGCAGACGCGGCTAAAGGCGCGGTTATTGACGCAAAACGCCGTGGCGGTCGCTTCGGCACAGCGTTCGGAGTTTAAATTATGGCTATTGTTTATCCGCTAACATTCCCAACGCATACAGGCATTGCATCGGTTAATCTGATCGCACGCAATACTGTCGGAATGGTTATGTCGCCATTCAATTACAAGGTGCAAGTTCATAAGCATCCGGGGCAACGCTGGGAAGCGGATATTAGATTGCCGCCTATGAAGCGTGAAGATGCGGAAGCGTGGAACACATTCTTTATGAAGCTATATGGTCAATATGGCACATTTAAGCTAGGCGACCCCAATGCGGCAACGCCACGCGGATCAGCGTCAACAACACCCGGCACGCCTGTTATCAACGGTGCAAGCCAGACTGGTAACGAACTGGCGATTGACGGATTGCCGACTAGCGCGACAGGTTATCTAAAGGCTGGCGATTATATTCAGATCGATGCTGGTGCTGACTCCGAACTACATAAGGTTCTTGACGATGTTAATACGAACGCATCTGGCGAAGCAACGTTGACGATCTGGCCTGATCTAAGGACATCCCCGACCGATGGATCATCTGTTGCGGTATCAAACGCGCAGGGCATTTTTAGATTATCAACGCCAACAACAGAATGGTCTACCAGCACTGGCGGTTTTTATTCAATAGCGTTTGGAGCGATTGAGGCACTATGACACGCACACTTGGTTCTAACTTTCAAACGGAACTGGCGGCAAAAGAACTGTCGCCTTTTTTTGCTGTTGAAATGGACTTCGATGGCGATCCTGTGCGCTTGTGGGGCGGTTACGGAAACCTTGTGATAGATGGCGACACTTATGCTGGCGCGGCTACACTGCTCAATATATCGGCGATTTCTGAAACGTCAGAAGTACAAGCAAACGGAATAACCGTCACGCTTTCCGGTATTGATAACAGCCTTATTTCTGCCGCCTTATCTGAAGCATACCAAGGCCGCGAAATGAAGGTTTATTTCGGTGTTCTAAATGATGCCGGTGCTATTATCGATGATCCGTATATTATCTTTAAAGGCCGTATGGATGTTATGACCATTGATGAAGGTGCGGAGTCTTCAACGATGTCGGTAACAGCCGAAAGCCGTCTAATAGATTTGGACGTAACACGTGAAAGGCGATATACTGATGCCGACCAGAAGATAGACTTTCCTGACGATAAGGGGCTAGAGTTTATCGCTGATATTCAAGATAAACAGATTGTTTGGGGCGGCGGATAATGGGTTTTTTTAGTAAATTTATTAAATCACTAACCAAGCCGGAAACGCTTATTTTGGCGGTTGCAACTGGCGGTGCAAGCACTTTTTTTAGTGGTGCTATTGCTGGTTATGGGATTGCAACTTCTGTCGCTATTCGCGCTGGTATTTCTGCCGCGCTAACTTCTGCCGCATCCGCGCTTGCGCCTAAACCAGAACTTCCATCTCTTTCTGACTTTACTGGCGACTTACAAAACAGAACGCGGATTGTTAAAAACCCTATTGAACCGCGCAGATTAGTTTATGGCACGACACGGCTTTCTGGCGTTATGGCGTTTGCGGAAAGCACCGATAACGATACAAACTTGCACCTAGTTCTTATGCTGGCATCGCACGAAATCGATGCCATAACGACTGTCTATATTAATGAGGAAGCGGTTACATTGGATGGT